TTTTGATATTTCATCTTTTTGGTGGGATAACTTTTCTCTATTTAAAACTAACTCTTCATCTAATTTCTTTATCATATCATCTAAAACTTTCATTTTATCTTCTTTCATACTATTTTGTTGATTAACAAAAGAAATCAAAGATGGTTCTTCTTGCTGATTAGCTTTTTCCAATATATCATCAATATTGTTTTGTTTCCATTCATTTAATATACGATCCAATCTTTCTAATTGGTTACTTAAATCATTTTGAGAGCATATTTCATCAAAATCGCTAATTGCATTATATTGGCCAGTTTCTTCAGTATCTACATCATAATAATATACCAAACCGTCAGTCTCATCATACCAAAGAATTTCATTTGCATTAGTAGTATGCCCTTCAGTTGGCAGTAATAATTTTTGATAGTAATATAGTCCATCAGTTACATCTTGAACTTCCCAAGGATTACGAAGTTTATCAATAGTATCGGCAACTTCTAGACTACTGTCAATTAAAGTATTATCATTGTCAGTTGTTACTTTAATTAATCGTTGTATTACGGCATGATTATGTTGATTGTCTAAATCGCCACTATCCACCCAACTCTCATAAGGAGAATTATCAATAACTTGGAAAGTAGTGTTTTCGACACCAATTTTCATAGTAAGTCTGCTATCCATAATTATATGTCTCGTACTTTATCATTATAAGGATTAGCATCGCTAACTTGTAAAAGTTCAATATCAACTTGACGTTCTTTTGTTTTAGCGATTCTATCATTATAAGTCTTGTTATTTCTCATTTCTTGTTCTTCAATTGCGACTCTCTTCTTTTCAATTTCAACTTTTTCAGCACTATTCTTTTCATTTTCTTTCTGAAGTCTTTCGTTTTCAGTTTGAAGTTGATTAAGTTGTTTAGAATATTCTTGATTTTGTTGTTGTAATTGTTGAAGTTGCTGCTGCAATTGTTCAATTATATTATTTTCTTGCTTTTTAGTTCTAACTGCATCATCAATGTAACCCTTAAGTTCAGTAAGATTTTTAGCAGTCATAATATTTACTATCATAGAAGGATCCGCCTGACCCGATTTAATCAATTCAACACTAGATCCTTTTAGACCCTCCTTAGCTTGGAATGTTTCTGTACTATCTTGAATATGTATATCAAAATCAGTCATAGTATAATATTTAGGCAAAGCAGTAAATATTTGATTTAATTTATTTCCGTTTATTAGCGTTCCACTAATACCTTTTTTATAAACTATTTTTGCAAGATTTAATAAGTCATAATTAACTTCTTTATAAAGAAGGTCCATAGCAGAGAAGTATTGCTTAGTTAATAAAGTGGATTGTCTAATTCCAACCTTAACATTACTTACAGCATCCCTTGCTTGAATGCCTCCTAATTTTTCCGCAAATACTCCTGTAATAGAACTTGCCTGTTGTTCAATACTTTGAAGAACCAGGTCGAACGCTTGAATCATTTGACCTTTAATCGTGTCATCAAAGCCATTAAAGGTAGTATTTATAATTTGGGCTCCTTCTTGTGAAGAATCATAAAGGCCAATTCCCTGTTTCTTATAAGCTTCTCATTTTTGAAGTCTTTCAGGAAGCTCTTCTCCCAAAAACGTAGGAAGGTGTGCAACATCTATTCAATCACCAAGAGTTCCACCAGTTGCGACTAAGCTATCTCTATAATAAATGGTGAGATCATATCTATCTTGTAAATCCATAGTATGTAAAACTATACTGAATGGATCACCGTTTTTATCGCTGAAAAATATTCCATTTATTGAAAGAGTGCAGTCTTTAGGATTAGAAACACTTCTAACTATATTTTCAGACTCACCTCTTGTTATATAAATCTCCTCCCCAATCCTAATTCCTTCGTGCCTAACTAATTTATCGTCCTCATACTCAATTCATTCACATTCATATACAGGAATTAAATTATTATTTAAAGAATAATAAGGATCAGTAACTTCCCTAAATGGATGTATTTCCAATCCTCCGAGAATTCCCGGAGTAGTAGTCGCTCTTGGCACTCCTTCTTTTGCAGGATGGGGAACACGGACATACATTGCCCCTCTATTTTCAACTCCTCTTGGACAATCGGCAAGTAATTTTTCTTTTGCCTCTTTACTTAATTCGCCATCATATTCCAAAAGAATTTGATCAACAGTTAATCATCTTCTAACAAAGGCTCTCGGGGATTTATTCAAATAAAATTCATTATGGTTCCTTTCAACAAAAGTATCAATTGGATTTAAAATTTCTAATTTTAAATTAGTTTTATTTCCAGAAGGTCTGGTTCTGTAATAACAGATTCCCCCAATTAATAAGTCTGTTAATAGCTCCCGCATTTTATTTTTTAAATCAATATCACGAGAATTTTTAATATAATTTAAAATATTCTGAGCGGCAATTTCATATTCTGAAATATAAGTATCAGATACTTCTTTCTTAATCCGTTCTAATTCTCTAGCAAAGAATGGATCATTAACATCTTCTTGACCATATAATAGGGTTTGAACAATGACATTTTCGAGTTTCTCTTTAAACTTATCAAAAACAGCTTTGTGTATCTTTAGCTGTTTATCACGCATAATGTCAGAAACAGTGCGCTCGTCTTTGCAAGAAATTTGTAAATCTTGATCTAATTCCAGATATTCACCTACTAATACATCTATATGCTTTTTAATAAGTGGCGTAAATCCTACAGAGGTTGGCGTACCTATCCCGTAATTTTCTTCCAAATGTCTGAATTGTTCAGGATCTCTTATACAATGGTAATAATTATATGCTTTCCTTAATTGAATCTTATCATAAATAAGATCATTTATACAGGCATTTATTTTTTCTATTTCTTTATCTCTATTCATAATTATCACGCATTTTATCGTCCAATACAGGTAATTCTTGAAGTGCTTTTCAAAAATGAATTCCGTGAAGTTTCCTGTCTTTCATTTCTTTTCTTATAAAATTTTTAAATTGTTCTTCATTTCCAGCATAAGCAAGAATCATTGGAGATAGTTCTAAATTAAGATAGAGAAGGAGCGTTCAAAATTCCGTCCCTTCAATTTCTTCTTTTATAACTTTAAGTTTACCTATGTATTTTCCACAGATAACTTCTTCTATTATGTCTTTAATTTCAGATTCTATAGTCGTCATACTGATCGATTTGGAGGAATAATTCCCTTACGTTTATATCCGTTTTCATCTATATAATATCCTATATCTTTTCATTGACTCTTTATAGAATCAACTACTGTCGGAGTTATTCCTGATAATTCTTCATCCGCAATTTCTGCCATTTGCATTGCTGCTATAATATCGAACTTTCTTTTATTCTCATACGAATAATTTAAAAGTTGATCAAGCATTTCTTCATAATCAATAGTATGTCAATAATCATTTACAAAATTAGATATTAACTCTAATCCATGTTGAATAACTGCTTCTGTTCCAGGAATTCCAATAAGTGTTTTATTTGGTTTATTAGTAGTTACAGCAAATTTAGGTCTAGTCATAAATAAATTTGCCTTTCCTTTTTCTCTAAAATATGTTTGAATTGATATTTTAGTATACTCTAGCATTGCCTTACAATTATATCACATTAATAATTTCAAAGATATATCGTAAGCTTGCCTAATATCGTCTGGCCTAAATTTATATATTGCTACGTATTTTGGATCTTCCATTCCGAATACGCGTTTCTTAATAACTATACAGAAATCAGATACATCTGTATCGGTGGCAGAATCCTTTCTTCCCATATCAATTGCGTCTATACCAGCAACATATAAATTTTTATAAGGTTTGCCAGTTTCTGCGTCTATAAGAGGTGGTTCAACAACCAAAAGATGAGACGAGACACTTTCTCTTGCAATAATATTTGTCATTCCATCTCCTTTACTTTTGTCCCAAAGTAATTGCATTCTTTTTGGTTTTATATATTGATTATGTACTTTTATTTGTACAAGTCGTTCCGCTATTGCAACAGGATCAAATACGTTATCTCCATGTTTTGAAAGAGCCTCTCTTGGAGTAAAACAATGTTCTGCAGCTTCATCTAAGTATGCTTTATCAGTTAATTTACTTCTGATTTCCTCATATACTTTTTTAAATTCAATATAATTAGTAACACCGCGATTGTCAACATATTTAGAAAGTCTGCTAAATTTATGGGCTGGTAAAAAGAACGCTGTTATTTCAGGTCTTCCGTCATCCGTATCATAATTCTTATATGGAAGAATTCCGTATGCCTCTGGTTTAGAAAATAATTCCGATATTCCATTAATTGCAATTTCATCACCTCCAGTGCCGAGAAATATCTTAGTGCCCAATTTTACACCACCAATATTCACTAAGGCATTACCCTTAATTCAACTGGCAGTTAATGCTCTATTACTTCCCGCTTCTTCATACACTAATCGGTCCAAACGAGGTCCTCTAATTTTGTCGGGAGTATTAGCAATTACAGTTGTAATCATAGATTGTCAACCATATTCTATTCCGTCTACACTTACTAAAGAAGCTTTCTTAGTTTCATCATTATTAAATTTCTGCCTAATATGCCTCATACCACCTTGGGTATTCATATTAAGCCAATCAAGTTGATATCAGCATTTTAATTTTGTGCCATCAAGTTTTACTTGATCTCCAGCTGTAACCATTACATTATAACCACGTTTAGTTGTATATGGTCTAACACACATAGATGCAGTCATTTCTGACCAACCAACACCACGTGATTTTAAGGCTCCAACATCTAAATGTAATTTTTCAGCCATTTCAACATAATGGAATCATTCATACTGTTTAGCAATAAAATCTGGAAACCGATAATCTCTACCGGCTCCAGACATTGCATTTTCATCTGCGACTTGCATTC